TGCAAAATTCATGAATGATCTCAGTACAGCCTTTGAAATGCTGGCAGTTGATACTTGTACGGGGGATATCCTGACTGAAAAGGCGGCACAGGACGGCATTTACAGGCAGAGTGCTACCCCATCCTACTATGAGGTTTCGTTTACCGGAACAACTCCGGAACTTGGGAGCAGATTCTTTGTGGATTCCCAATACTTCAAGCTGATATCTAAGGATGATCGGTTATTATTAGAGTCAGAAGTCCTTGGAACAGCAACCAATTCTATCCTGCCCGGACAGAATGTTGTGCCAGTCTACGAAGTTAACGGTCTTGAAGCATGTACGCTTGGTACTCTTTATATTCCGGGAGCTGAGGAAGAAACGGACGATGATTTAAGAAGCAGATGGCAGGAAAAGAAAACAGGACCGGCACAGAATAATAATCGTTCACAATACAAAGTCTGGTGCGAGGAAAGAGCGGGTGTAGGCAGGGCACACATATTGCCGTTGTACGGAGGCGAAAATACCGTTAAGGCTGTCATATATTCCACAGAGGGCGGAATCCCCGCTAAAAGCATATTAGAGGACGTACAGAGTTATATTGATCCGATTGTGGAAGGGTATCAAGTTACTGTCAACGGCAAGGCTCTTACGTTCAGTGATGGCTTAGGAGATGGAGTATCTGATCTGGGAGCTCATTTTCTAGCAGCTGCTCCGGAGGCGGTTGATATTTCGGTATCATTCAGTGCAGATCTGAAAAGTGGGTACAGCAAGCAGACAGCACAGAAGGAAGTCCAGAATGCAATCAAGACTTATTTCAAGACACTGGTTGTCGATGGAGACGAGGATATTACTGTAAGAGTGTCTTCAATCGGTTCGCTGATTGCGTCAGCAGAAAGCATATTAGATTATGTTCCTGCTTCGCTGAAACTCAATGGCTCTACGGAAAATGTAAAGGTAGGGAAGGAGAGTGCACCTGTTCTGAAGGAGGTGCAGATTAATGCTTAGTACAGTATTTTACAATCAGCAAAGAAGCGGATACGAGGAATTGCTTTCCTACGGTCCGCTTTTTTATCGGGATTTGTTGGAGATGGACACCAATTACAGATTTGCAGGGAAAACGCTTGATGTAGGTGCGGAAGGGCTTGAAAAGCTTATGCAGGATCAGTTCATCGATACTGCAGATGAGGAGACGATAAGCCGGTGGGAGAAATGGCTCAATATTCTTCCTGATTCACAGACAGATCTCGAATACAGAAGAAAAAGGGTGAAGCTGTTCTGGAATGGCGGAGACAAGTTTTCCGGTTCACTTATTAAGAGCATAGTGAAGAATTATACAGGATGCGATGAAACTCCATCCGTAAGAATGACAACAAGACTTACCATTTCGGTACAGATAAAAGAGGAGAATCAGGTATATATATCAGACCTTGAGGCTCTGATAGAGAAAATGAAGCCA